CGGTTATTAGCCGACCGACCTCCACCGTGTTGACAAACTTATGCCACCACGGACCATCCATGTTTCGGGATCGCGAGAGGGCTGCAAAATTGATTGCAACAACCTTTTCCATTCTCGGGCTATGGAACGTTTCTTGAGGGGTCTTAAGCCTCTAACGAAACATTCCACAATGGATTTCGCAGCATTCCACCTGATACGAATCCCCTTACGTTTGTTCGCCATAATGGCGTTCGCGTAGGTAGGTTCGATCAGGCACGGGAAGGAGCTCCGGGTCGTCCCAAAAGGGATAGGACCAAAGACTACCTCCACCGAGTCAATTAGGAACTGGCTCGTGCCCTGGTAGCCGCTCTGCTTGAAGTTATTAGCAGATGCGACGTACGCTGCGTAAGCGGCTGCGTCACGTTCACCCGTCTGCGGAAACAGTTTCTTCAAACGAATTGGAGTAACCTGAACACCGTAGAAGGCATCCATGCCACACGATTCGCGGAAGTTACTGTCAATGAAGCTCTTTGAGCGGTTTATCCGCAAGGCGTTAGCCTCAAGAACTTCAATGCACGCGTCAGTGTATCCGTGTTTGATGGCGACATCGTCACCAAACACGTACACGCACTTTCGCGCTGTCTCCCGTGGAACTCCCGTCGCCATTATGGCGGCAACGCACAAAGACCACACAGTGAGCGACAACACAGGAAAGCAAAGTGCTGACCCCATTGGCGCATACTTACTGAGTGGCACTTCTTCCCCATTGGGGAGAAGCGTTGACGTCGAGCGTACTGCAAAGAGGGCCGGAACCAAGTCATCTGGAAAGATGGCTCGGACCAGACTTGCAGTAACTCGATCGGACGCATCCTTCATATCAATCGTATCAAAGCTTTTGTCCAACGAGGCTTTGTAAGCTAAGTTGGCATTGATTGATTGATCGGTGAAACTCACGTGGCCCTTTGTGAGGGCAGAGTTTTCCACGAAGGACGCTAACGCTCGACCGAGACCTTGCTGGATATATTGATATTCCAGGGGCTCCATCGAGATTAGCCTTGGCCCACGCGAATCTTTCTGGACTAGCACAACCTTCGCCATACCAGTTTCC